TACGTCTACTACTACAGCGGCAAGAGCACCTCAACAATTCGCGTTCGCCTCGATTCCATTTCCTCTGGCACCCCCAGCATCACTCCTCACATCGCAGTCACGTTTAACGGTTAATGGGCACCCGCATTGTTCCCGGCTTCTGCACCCACATGGAAGTGGACGCCGAATCCCGCATGACCGAAGCCACTTTTGCCTTCATGACCCCCACCGACGTCGAAGATTTCGCCGGTTTGATGGCGCGTCTAGCATCAGGCATAGAAGTCATGATCTCCGTAGACGATGACGATTAAACGCGGCAAAGAAAGCTTTTCTGGTTACAACAAACCCAAACGCACCCCTAATCACCCCACAAAATCACACGCCGTCCTTGCAAAAGACGGCGACAAAGTAAAACTTATTCGCTTCGGCCAACAAGGCGTCAAAGGAAGCCCAGCTGGTACGGCCCGCAACAAATCTTTCAAAGCCCGCCACGCAAAAAACATCGCCAAAGGCAAGATGTCCGCCGCTTATTGGGCCAATCGGGTGAAGTGGTGAGCATCTGTCAAAATGACAATAAAGTAGGCAACTGACCGTGGTTTACAGCGCAAACATCCCCCCAACCGGCGCTTCGGTCAGCGAGTCGCCTTTTGTGCGTGACTTAGAAGTCATCGCAATGATGGAAGACTGGCAGGTAATGGCTGCCGTCACTCGAGGCACCAACTACATCCGGGATTTAAGCGAACAATTTTTACCGCAAGAACCAAGGGAAGACGACGACGCCTACCAAACCCGCATCGACCGCAGCGTCCTTTCGCCCTATACCAGCCGCCTGATCGAAAGTGCCGCTGGAACGATTCTGCGTAAACCGATCCACATCGAAGGCGACGACTACTGGCTCGAACTAAGCGAGAATATCGACGGCATCGGTTCAAACATCAACGAATATGCGCGTCGTGCCCTGGTTAGCAGCCTTACCTATGGTCACAGCGCAATTCTTGTGGACTACCCCGCCGCAACCGGGGCACGCAATCTGGCTGAAGAGCGTGCAATGGGCCGTCGCCCCTATTTCGTGCATGTTGACGCAGCACAAATTTGGGGATGGCGGCAGGCTGATTACACGATGCCCGGCAGCCCGCT